GCATGAGTTTGAAGACTTCTGTGTCGTCCATGTACCGAAGTATGTCATGGATATGTGGAATGAAGCACAGAAGGAGAGTAAAGATGCCTAAGTACACAGCACAAATCCATTACAAGGATGACGATAACTTCTGGTCTGAGCGTATGACCATCTCACCTATCTTCACTGGTGTGACTAAGATCAGTGACTGGGTGCGTAAGACTGTCGATGACAAGGACAACATTCGTGAGGTCTGTGTCATGCAGTTATATCGTGGCGGTAAGACTCAGATCCATGGGTTCTATGAGTGGAAGTCTAATCGTCTGTGGTTGGACACTAGCAAGCCTGCGTTTATACACAATGCATTTTATGGGCTGAACTAATTACGATGGTTGAATCCTTCGTAATGCTTGCAATATTTGTTTCGCTAGGCGGTGTGTTCTACATCGCTGAGCGTGTGTTTAAATACTTTACTAAACGATAAGGAATATACCTATGTCTATTTATCAAAACTTTGATCATGTCCCTGCACTCCCTGCTGAGCTTGACTTTGAGCCAATTCGTGAGCAGGTAGTTCGTACTGGCCGTAACGGTATCGCTCGTGCAGTGCAAGATTCATTCTGGGTTGTCAATCCATTGACTGACAATGTGATGGCTACAACTAGGAGGCGTCATAGATCACCAAACTTTAAAGTCTCTTGGGACTCATTCACTAGTGGTTTGATCGCATCCGGTATTGACCTGTCGCAGTTGAAGGTCAAGTTCAATGTGGCACATAACTCAGCCGCTTACAGTGCTGACATCTTGTTCCCTAAGTATGACTATGAGCGCATTGTCGGTGAGGCTACGCAGATGAAGATGCGTATCGTTGACTCACATGACAGCACATTCCGCAGGGTCATGCGTGCATTGATTGAGCGTCTCGCTTGCACTAACGGTATGGTCACTGTCGGTGAGCGTCTGGAGTTCAAATCATTCCACACAATTCACAGTGATCCTGAGAAGATTGGTGCGGTTGCGTCACAGTATCCAGTACGCTTGGAGAATGAGGCACACCTGTACAAGATCATGATGCGCACTCGACTGGACAAAGATACTGCGATTCAGTTCTGCCGTGACTACGTTGCATCTTATCGCTCAGCGACTGGTATCAAGATCAATGAGAAATCAGTTGAAGAGTTCGCTCGCATCTGGAATCAGTATTCAGCATTGGGTGATACAGGCTATCGCCTATATAACACGCTGACTCACATCGGCACACACGTTAGTGGCCGTGAGGGTACTGACCTAGCACGCAAGCAGGTACGCATTGAAGACAAAGTGTCTGAGATCGTACAGACTCCTAAGTTCCGTGAGCTAGTTGGACTATCGGAGGTAGCATAATGAGTGATCTACATGAAATGGCTGAAGAGCGTAAGCGTAGCGACACTAGTCTGATGAATTTTATGCAGAACAATCGGGTGTCTATAGTCTATGTTGGTGAGTCGCGCCGATGGATTGCTAAGTCTAACGACTCACTTCAAGAAGGTAGGGGGACTAACATCCGCTCTGCCATCATTGATCTAGAACGAAGGATGAAACATGTCGCAAGTTGACGGTACGATGATCAAACATCTCGTTAACTCATACCTCAAGTCCCGCGACTTTGAGCGGGTAACAGCATCCCAAGACCAGTATCGTTACTGGTTGCGGGTGCTACTTGAGACTGAGTATCAAGGTGAACCTGTTGGTCAATTCAAATACAAAAAGCTTACTGCACCAGATGCACAAGTAATCTACGATACATTGTCAGATCGTGGTATTACTTTTGCTAATAGAATCAATGCAGTAGCGCGTAAAGTTTATAACTATGGCATGAAGTATGGAGTTGTAGATAACAACCCATGGTCTATGATTCAGACTGAAACACCTACCCCTCGCAAAGTTATGTGGCAACCCGATGATGTACAGAAGTTTCTTGAGTGTGCATACTCAAACTTCAAAACTCGTGGCATTGGTGTGATTGCACACATGGCCTATGAATGGGCACAGCGTATCGGTGATATGCGTATGCTCACTTGGGATAAGATTGACTTTGAGAATCAAGTGCTACATCTTGAACAATCTAAGCGTAGGGCTGTTGTACATCTACCTATCTCAGATGATCTGATGGATGTATTGAAACAGCAGAACGGTGCATTCGACTGGCAACCTTACGTTGCACCTAATGTTAATGCACGTACCGATAATGGCTACGCACCATACGGACTGGAGGTAGTATCCCGTGTCGCAAAGAAGATTATCATTGAGGCTGGTCTTAACAAGGAACTCAGACTGGCTGACCTTAGACGCACAGCGACTACAGAAATGGTTGAGGCTGGCGTGGGTATTGCCCAGATCATGCAGGTCACAGGACATCAGTCACCGCAATCGGTAACACCGTACATGAAGAACACCTTGACAGGTGCTTCAAATGCGCTTACACTCCGTTCTGCACACACGGCAGGTGTACATACTGAATGAGGTTATAGTTATGACTAGGATCAATGACTTTATTGATGACTTAGATTTAGGTGTAGGATTTTCCTACAGATGCAACTGCCCTGAATGTGGGGGCAAGAACACGTTCACTGTTACTAACGACAGTGGTAACTTTTTATATAACTGTTACAAGAACAGTTGCCGAGTTGCAGGTGCAGTGCATCGCAACATGGATGCATTTACAATTAAGGCCAAACTTATGCAAGCAAGCCAAGCATATACCCCTGACACTTACGAGGAAGTTCTGAGAGAGCCGTTCAAGGATTCATCCTACCTGACCCGTATGAAGCCTTCTTCAAAAGCTCTCAATGAGTTTATGACTAAGTGGAATATCAACCCTGATGATGTGCTGTATGACATCAGACAAGACCGTGTCGTGTTCCCTGTGGTTACTCGCACTGGCATTCAAGTTGATGCTGTTGGTAGATCAATCTATAATAGACAACCTAAGTGGCTACGCTATGCGTCATCTCCTGTGCCATACACGCACGGTAAGGGACGTACTGCTGTGATCGTTGAAGATGCTATCAGCGCATACGCTATAGGCAATACTGTGGGACACAGGGCAACTGGGCTAGCTTTGTTGGGGACACAATTAACTGACTTCCATAAATGGTATATCGGCAATTACTTTGACACAGTTATTGTTGCACTTGATCCAGATGCCGCAGACAAGACAGTGTCTATCACTAAAGATATGCGTAGTCTTGTGCCTAATACGAAAGCCTTACGCTTAACGGATGATCTAAAGTACATGAATACATATGACGTTGCACAACTGGAGGCACTGCTATGAAAAACAAAGCAATCGACTGGGCAAGTATTATGAGTCCACGTGAAAAAGCGGAGCGCGCAAAGGAAAAGAAAAAACCTGCTCCCTATCAAACATACACTTACGAAAAGTGGAAGCAACTTGATGATCCTGAGATCAAGGTATTGAAACCTCAGAGTGAATTTGAGCGTGACTACCATGGTGCATTTGATCGTATGCACTGGTCAGTGACAAAACCTTGGAAGCTTGAAGAGGAGAACGAATGTGAGTAAAGTACCCCCCGTCGAACGTCCCCTGTTGTGGCAGGGCGAAGGCATAGGTCTAACAGGTGAGTGCGCTTATCTGTGGGTTTGTTTCTTGGCTAATGAAGCTGACATGGAGGATGACACCTTTGCGTATGCTAAGTGGAAGACAATGATGGATGAACTTGCACCTAAACAAGGCAAGCCTACCCCAGTCGCTGTGTACTATAACGATTTAGAAGAAGCTATTAATCAATATGCGTGTAAGGAGTAGCCCATGTGTGGCGGAATCTATGAAGAAGATTTTGAGGATGCTCCAAGGAAGGACAACAACAAAGTTTCCAAGAAGGAAGAACATCGTGGTGTGGAATCTGGAGATGGAGGGATGAACGATTTGAAGTTCACCACTGCCGCAGATTTCATGAAGGAGCAGGAAGACCCGTACTATTATCCGGGCAGTGACCCACAGGAGTGAGATATGAAACTAAATGAATTGATAGACACGCTGAGTGAAAACGAGTACGTGCAAGAGGCACTGTACGAAGTGTCAGATGCCGTTATGTTACATAAACTAATGGACATGCGTGAGAGATTCATTGATGACTACATGGCTGTGAAGAATGGACAGCCTCGTAGCATCTTTGTAATCAATGATCTTGAGAAGGATGCATTTGAAATCAGCAGACGCATTGAAGCGACTGACATGCTGATTGACCAGTTCAAGCCTAATCATGTACCATTCGACTACAATAGTGTCCCTTGGTGGGATGATGAGGAGGAGTCAGAATGAGCAAGCACTGGCGTGACTCTATGAATGAACGTAATCAGGACTGGATTAACAGCCGTGAGAAGCCAAAAGAAATTGTAAGTAAAGTTCCAACACAGAAGTATCGTGATAACTGGGACAAGATATTTGGAGATACAAAAAATGGAACTAGCTCTACTGAAGAGTCTTCTAAGTAAAGCATTTTACGATGAATTCAAAGGTGATAAATGCCCACATAAACTTTTTAGTAAAGAGTTAAGTAAAATAAAGACGCTCATTGATGAGGCGATGAACAAATATCATCGTGACCTCACAGTGAATGAGATCGAGGGACTGTTCTTCGCATCTGATCCAACCATGACAACTGCGCAGAAAGATGTGTACAAAAAAGTATTTACAAATCTTCGCAGTGAAACTTCTATCGGTCATGACGTAGCCAATGACATCCTCTCCAAGCTGTTTCAACAATACCTTGGTGAAGAGGTTGCAAACATGGGATTCAACCTAGTCAATGGCACGCAGACAAGCATGGAGCCACTGCGCAGGCTTGTGCAAAACTATCGTGATGACTTCTTGCCTGACCTTAATATTGAGTGGGATGATTTAGAGATTGACACTCTCATTGAGAAGAATGATCTTGAGACACGATGGCATTTCAATCTACCCACACTTGCTCAATATGTTGAGGGTGTGAATTCTGGACACTTGATTGTTGGTGGTGCAAGACCTAACACAGGCAAGACATCCTTTCATGCGTCTCTTGTGGCGGGTCCGAATGGGTTTGCACAGCAGGGTGCTAAGTGTGTGATCCTCTGTAACGAGGAGGCAACTCACCGTGTTGGAGCGAGATATCTGACTGCCGCATCTGGTATGACCATGCGGGAGATACGTGACAATCCACGTGAGGCACACCATCGTTGGGCTAAGCTCAAAGAGAATATTAAGATCAAGGATGCTACTGGTCAGTCGATGCATTGGGTTGAGTTAGTCTGCAAGGCATATGAGCCAGATGTTGTCATACTTGACATGGGTGATAAGTTTGCTCCTGACCAATCGCATGAGGGGCTAAAGTTGTGTGCCATACACGCTAGGCAGATAGCGAAAGAGTATGGCTGTGCAATCTTCTACATGTCACAGCTAAGTGCTGAAGCTGAAGGTCGTACCAACCTTAATCAATCAATGATGGAAGGCAGTAAGACTGGCAAGGCTAGTGAAGCTGATCTGATGTTGCTGATTGCTAAAGATCCTCCAGTGGAGGGTGTCGAAGATGATGGCTACACTCGTCACATTAACGTAGCTAAGAATAAATTGAGTGGGTGGCATGGACGCATTACCTGCAACTTAAATTACCATGTTGGAAGGTACGAGGTGTGAGTTTTGACCAACTGGAGATGTTTGAACAGTTCTTTGTTTATGATGGTGAAGATGCCATCGTGTGCAAGAAGTGTCACATTGCACAACCTCCAGAAAACTTTCAGCACATGGAATCTGGTGAGATCAAACGTAAGTGTAGATCCTGTCAGAAGAAACATAATCAAGTTGTGGCTAGACTGCGCAAGGAGGTGCCTGAACCTCCTGAAGATTATCAATGCCCCGTGTGCTTGAAGACATTGGAAGAGATTGGTAAGCATGGGCAGGCAAAGCTACAGAAATGGGTGTTGGATCATTGCCACGATACAGATACGTTCAGAGGTTGGATTTGTTTTAATTGCAATTCTGGATTAGGATCTCTCAATGATGACATTGAAACAACAAAACGTGCAGTTGCATATTTAGAGGCACATCAGAATGAAGTTAGTTCTTGACGTAGAAAACACCGTCACAAAGATTGATGGCAAGCTACATTTAGACCCATTTACACCCACAAATACCCTTGTCATGGTTGGCGTTTACCCTGAAGAAGGCACGCCAAAGCACTACACATTTGATCATGTAGAATACGATTGCAAGTATGAGTACAGGAAGCGTGACTGTGATGAGATACAATCATTGCTCGATCAGACTACATTATTAATTGCACACAATGCACCACACGATCTGCTATGGTTGTGGGAAAGCGGATTCAAATATGATGGGGCTGTCTGGGATACCATGCTTGCTGAGTACGTGCTACAGCGTGCGCAGAAAGAACCATTGTCGCTGGAAGCTGTTGCTGAACGTAGGGACTTATCAGTAAAAAAGCAGGACACTCTGAAGAACTACATGAAGCAGGGTGTACCAATCAATGAGATTCCGTACGAGGAGTTAAAAGAATATCTCTACGCTGATTTAGAGACTACGATGGCGTTGTACTATGACCAGTCTCATGATTACAGGGAAGATGATCATCGTGGATTGATGCCTACTGTTGATCTCACAATGGAGACATGTGTTCTTCTAGCGAAGATCTATCGGAATGGATTTACAGTAGATACACATGCGCTTGAGCAAGTGCGTGTTGAGTTTGAGACAGAAAAATTATCACTTATACGTGATATAAAAGAGTCTATAAAATTACTTATGGGTGATATTCCTATCAATCTAAATTCACCTGAACAATTATCGTGGGTTATCTACTCACGAAAGCCCAAGAACAAAACGCAGTGGGCGAATGAAGTTGATCCATACATGAGTCCAAGTGATTTTAAACGATTCATTAATGAGTCAAGCACTCCCGTCAGGCGAGCTAAAGCAGTAAAGTGTTCTGAATGCAGGGGTAATGGTACGTTCTATAAGAAAAAGAAAGATGGATCTAACTTTAAGAATGCAAGCAAGTGCCCAACATGCACTGGTAATGGGTACACATTGGTTGAGTTACCTAAACTTGCAGGTCTAAAGTTCACTCCACCTACTGTAGGCTGGCATAGTGCTAATGGTTTCAGTACAAGTAAGTCCAATCTAGAATATTTGGAGCGTATAGCTAAGTCAAAAGAGATGCATGAGGCAGTAGACTTTTTATCTAAGATTCGCAGGCTAAGTGCTGTTGACACTTACCTGAATAGCTTTGTTGATGGCATCAGATCTTTTGTTAAGCCAGATGGTAAGCTTCACGTTCGTCTTACTCAGCACATGACATCCACTGGAAGATTCTCAGGGCGTGATCCCAATATGCAGAACATGCCACGTGGTGGTACATTTCCTGTAAAACGGGTATTCAAGTCCAGATTTGCAGGAGGCAAGATCATGGAAGCTGACTTCGCTCAGCTAGAGTTCAGAGTTGCCGCATTCTTATCCCAAGACAAAGTAGCAATGAAAGAAATCGAGGAGGGTTTTGATGTCCACTCGTACACGGCGAAGGTTATTACGGAGGCGGGTCAGCCAACGAGCAGGCAGGAGGCGAAGGCACATACATTCGCTCCGCTCTATGGCGCGACAGGATTCGGAAGAAGCCCTTCAGAGGCAGAATACTACGAACACTTTACAGACAAGTACAAAGGAATAGCTAAGTGGCATCGCAACCTAGCGACTGAGGTATTGACATTTAAAAAGATTACTACGCCAAGCGGTAGGCAATTCTCATTCCCGGATGTGAAGCGTAGGAAGAATGGGACAATTACTAACTTTACTGCTGTGAAAAACTATCCTGTACAGTCTTTTGCAACGGCTGATATTGTACCTGCTGTTCTTCTTGAGATTGATGACAGGATGCGTAACCTGAAGTCGTGCATCGTGAACAGTGTGCATGACTCAATCGTTATAGACATCCATCCAAATGAGGTGGGCTTGGTGCTATCAACTATTGACGAGATCAATAATTCATTGTACTCTATAATATTAGAAAGGTTTGATATAGGGTTCAACGTACCTCTTTTACTTGAACCAAAAATTGGTGTAAACTGGCTTGACCAAGAGGAGGTCAAATATGACAACTGAAATATCACCTATTAATACAGCTAATTTTGCTGACATGGCTCATGCTATGGGCATGGGTGCTGACATGAAAAGCGGCTCATCTAAATCATCCACACTTCCACGCTTACGCATCTGGAACTCTGCTGTCATGGGACAAGTGGAAGTTAACGGTAAGAAGAAGAACATGGAGGTTATCCCCGAAGGTTCGTTCCGGCTTCAATTGCCAGACGATTCGTTCGTCTATGCTGAGCAGGCGAATGTACGTATCTTCGTACAACGCTTCATGCACAAACACTTTGACGACAAAAACAATATGTATGTCAAAACAATTATGGGCGAAGATCTTAATAATGATCTTAAAGATAATGCAGGCACATTTAATTGCGGTAAGCCTGCTGGGTGGATTCCTAACTACAGTGATTACTCAAAAGAACAGCAGGATTTCTTTAGTAAAATAAGGCGTACTCGTGTTCTACTTGGAGAAGTCGAACTAGTCAATCCTGTTGATGCTGAAGGCAACGAAGTTGAGCTTGACCGTCAGGCTTTTATTTGGGAAGTTGATAACCGTGAAGGTTTTAAGGCGATGGGTGATCCATTCGCTCAGCTAGGCCGTCAAAAGCGTTTGCCTGTTCAGCACTGGGTAAGGTGTACTACCAAAGAGGGTGAGTATAGTGGCAACGTAACATACTACGTGCCAGTGCCATCACTGGATCTTTCATCTACAATTGATCTTGAGGAATCTGATCAGCAACGCTTCCAAGATTTCATTGATTGGATTGGTAACTACAATCAATATATCCTAAACGCCTACAACGAAAAGGCAGGCAACACTATCTCTAGTGATGATGCTAACCTCGTTGAGGAGTTTGTTGATATTGACGAGGATTAATTGTGAATCATCCTGCGGAAATAAAGATACATCGGTATCTAGAGGATGTGCGTAAGGGCAAACGTGGCATGGCAGATGCCACTGTTGCTCGTGTCATCAAAGATGTTAAAGAGGCTGTAGAAAAGCAATTCAGTAAGAATGAGCGCACGTTCTCGCCTCGCATGTCCAATGTTGGTAGAGCTTACTGCCAATTGTGGTATGACAAGAATCAACCAGAGGAAGGTGTTGATCCCCCTGCTAACTTCATGATGAACATGATGATTGGTGACATCGTGGAGGCTGTCTTCAAAGGAGTGTTAACAGAAGCAGGTGTGGAGTTTAGTGATGGCTTTAAATCAACACTAATTGCAGGGAAGCATAAAGTTAACGGCACACATGACCTGATCATGCATAAGCGTGTCGATGACATCAAGTCTGCGTCACCTTGGTCATACAAGAATAAGTTTGTAGATTACGAAACTCTAAAAGCACACGACTCATTTGGTTACATTGGTCAGCTTGCAGGCTACTCTAAGGCTTTGGGTGTAGAACCCGGTGGTTGGTGGGTCATCAATAAAGGGACAGGCGAGTTCAAGTATGTATCTGCATGGGACATGTCTGTGGAACGTCAGGACATTGTTGATAGTATAGAGCAGAAGTTGGATAAGCTTGAACAGAATAAGTTTGAGCGTTGCTTTGAACCCGTTGAAGAAACATTCCGTAAGAAACCAACTGGTAACAAAGTCCTCGCAGAGGAGTGTGGTTGGTGTAAGTATAGATACAAGTGTTGGCCCTCTATTCAAGAGCTACCCTCTCTTGCATCACAGGCGAAGAATCCGCCTATTGTTGCGTACATAGAGATAGCTGATGAGTATAAAGAGAAGCAAAGCACGCCAGACAGCGATTAAGCATGGCTATCGCTCAGGGTTAGAACAGACAGTTCTCAATTCTCTGAAAGATAGAAAGTGCAATGCCCAATACGAATGCTTCAAGATTGAATGGGAAGATCTGGCATACAGGAAGTATACGCCAGACTTCTTACTTCCCAACGGAATCATCATAGAGACTAAAGGAAGGTTCACTCCAGCAGATCGCATGAAGCATATTGCGATACAAAAGCAACATCCTCAATTAGATATACGGTTTGTATTTAGTAACAGCAATTCAAAACTGCGAAAAGGTGCAAAGACAACCTATGCAGATTGGTGCGTTAAGAACAACTTCTTATATGCTGACAAGGATGTCCCACAAGAGTGGCTTGACGAAAAAAAGAAAACTGCTAAGCTGATGCCTAGTGAGTTTATTAAATTTCCATACAAGAAAATACATAGGTAGTTATATGTCAGATGAAACTTTGCATTCTAATTTTGCGGTAGCCATAGATCCTGAGTTCAATGAAGAAGGTAAATGGACTGGTACTGTTTCAGCGTACGTAGAAGAAGATCTACAGAATGATCTGTCTGAGGATGAATTAGTTCAAATTCGTTCTGTTGTAGGTATGATGGCTAGCTGTCTACAACTAATGGAAAGAGATGAAGACTTCTTGGATTATGTACGAGCATTTTTCATTGCAAACAGTGAAGATATGATTTCAGAAATACTTGAAGACTATGAAGAATCAAAAAAGCCTAGCTTTACTCGCAGTGAAGACGGTAACGTCATTACATTAAACTTTAACACAAAAACTTATGGGAATGCGTGATGAGTTTTAAAGATATTCGTAATGATCTGTCACCTGAAGTAAATGCACTTCTGGAAGACATGGTAGAGTTTGATGAGATCAATAAGCCTATGCATTACAACACAGGCAAATACGAAACATTTGATATCATTGTTGATGTAATGGGAGACTACGACACAATACCTTATTGCCGTGGTAACGTACTAAAGTACATGTTGCATAGAATGTGGAACAAAGGCGACCCATTAGCTAATGTACAAAAAGCAACATGGTACTTAGATAAACAGACTGGCCTGATGCGTAAGACAGAAGGAGTTAACTGGTAATGTCTAGGGAAATAGATGTAAAAGTTGACATTGAGATGTTTGTAGATATAACTGAAGTTTCGCCTGAACATAGGAATGAAGATGGAATCACGGAAATCATTGAGAATGTTCTCGATGCGTGTGTGTATGACATTCCGGGTTCGACTCTCAAAAGAATCGGGATTGAAATTGAAGGACTTGATTAGTGGATTTAACAACATACAAAGGGATAACCATAGATCTGGACAGAGATAAAGATCTGACAGATCAGGCGATGGACTTGCTTAAAGATTATTACATGTTAGATAACGAACTGTATGCACAGCAAGCATTTGCACGTGCGGCAGTTGCGTATTGTGAAGGTGACTATGGATTTGCACAACGGATTTATAATTACGCAAGTAATCGGTGGTTTATGTTTGCTAGCCCTGTTCTTAGTAATGCACCGGGACTAGGGGATGACCCCAAAGGACTGCCGATTAGTTGCTTTCTAACTTATGTTGATGACACTCTTGAGTCTCTCATCAGTCATAATGCCGAAGTTGCTTGGCTATCCGTAAAGGGCGGTGGTGTCGGTGGACACTGGTCTTCTGTACGTCCTGTCAGTGACAAGGCACCGGGAGTAATACCATTCATGAAGGTTGTTGACTCACAGATGACAGCCTACAAACAAGGCAAGACCCGTAAGGGTAGCTATGCCGCATACCTTGATGTGTCTCACCCTGAGATCATTGAGTTTGTCAGGTTCAAAGATCCAACAGGTGGGGATGCGAACCGTAAGTGCTTTAATTTATTTAACGCAGTAAACATTACAGATGCTTTTATGGAGGCAGTAAAAAATGGAGAACAATGGGAACTACGATGCCCTAATTCAGGAGCTATCCGATCTACAATCCAAGCTAGAGAGTTGTGGCAAAGAATACTTGAAGCTCGCTTCAGAACAGGTAGCCCTTACCTCAACTTTATCGACACAGCCCAGCGAGGGTTACCGGATTCTCAAAGAGCACTTGGACTCACAATTAATGGCAGTAACCTGTGCAATGAAATCCATCTCGCTACATCTGAAGAACGTACAGCAGTCTGTTGCCTCTCCTCAGTCAACCTTGAAAAGTGGGACGAGTGGCGAGACACCGGAATGGTTCAAGACTTGGTCAGACTCTTGGACAACGTCCTTAAATTCTTTATCCGACATGCTCCGGAAGAGTTAGAGAAGGCTAAGTACAGTGCGTACATGGAAAGATCA